GCATCCGTAACCGCCTATCGTGTAATAGGAATAACCGAGTTTGTGAGAAGCCCAGCGCGTGTCTCTTTGTGAGAGCGGCTTGATTGCAAGCATCGTGGCGGGCGGGTCATAGTCAAGCCGTTCCAAGAAGCGAGACATCATCCAGCCTTCGGGCACTTCGTACCAGTCAGGCACGGTGCTCATAACGTCGGTCACAGCAAGCGGGTATTTGAAGCCGACTTTGCCTGCGCTCAATGAAGGTTCGGCTCTCACGTTGACATAAGGCGTTGCCCAGCTGTAAACGCGTGCTTGAAACAAAGGCTCTTGCGGTTCTGGCAGTTTGTCTTCAACTCGCTCCATCCACGTGGCAGAAGACCAAGCCGCGTCAGCCACCCGCCACCAGCCCGTCGGATGCGTTTCGTACACTGGCACGATCGCCTGAGATTGCAGCCAGTCTGCCTTCGGTCTTTCCGCTCCATTTGGGGTGTAACGCGTCTTCAGGCGGTTAGGCGGAGTCGTTGTGACCTTCGCATCGAACAGTTTGTCTTCAACCTCAACTGGTGGTTCTGGTTCAGGTTCAGGCTCTTCTTCTTCGCCGATCCAAGCCAGCCATTCCTGCTCACTCCCACCGAAGCGGTTCATGTCAAGGTTGCCAGCGTAACCGTCAAGCCTGCCTGTGCTTGAGTATTGCCAGAGCCAATAAGAGTTGAAGCCGACTGGCATCAAAGGCTGTGAAGCGGTGGTGTAGTGAGCGACCCAGAGTTTGCGGTCTGTCAAATATGCGCCTCCCATTATTTCGTGCCAACGTGAGCGGCTGGTATAAATGCCGGAGTCGGGAACTAAGGCGGCGTACTCAAGGACTTGATTGCGATACAAACGAGTGCCAGAACGGATGTCTTCCACATCCATCCAAGTGTCGAGCGTGAGTTGCTTGCCGTCCAGGAATGTCGCAAACGCCACAGCCTGCCTGCTCATGGACTGCGAGCCGATAAGATAGTGGTACGCTCCCAAAGGCACGCCCCTTGCGCTAAACTCGGCGTAATGCTGGTCGAAGTGAATGTCTTTGGACGTGCCGTAAGCCGCCCGCAATATCACGCCGTCAACTTGTGAAGCGAGTTTATCGTAATCAATGCGCAAAGGCGCTTGCCAAAAACTTATGTCAATGATTAGTTTCATGCTACCTCGTAAGTAACCATAACGTCTAACGTGTCATCTTCACCCCAAGCGTGGGGTCTGGTCTCGCTAAAATAACCCTGCCCAGCGTCTTGAAAGAACGAGCCTATCGTGGATTCCCCCGTCCGAACTTTTACTGACCCCGTGTAGAATTTCACGCCTGATTCAAATGCGACCCAAACGCCCATACCATCGCCAGCGGCAGTAAAAGGCAAACTGATATACCAGACAGAAGTGCCGGAAGCGGATGTGGTCGAGCCAAAAGTGAGCGTAACATTCACGGTAACCACTTTGCCAACCTTTGCATACTTGCCCGTAATAGTGCCATTGCCTAAACTCGGTGTTCCTGTATAAGCAGTCCAAGCGGGTGTGTAAGAAGTCCAAATGCCGCCCTTTTCTTTCACCCTTAGTCTTTCCACTTCCCGCTCAAGCTTCTTTATGCGCTCAACTGTTTTCTCGTCAAAGTTGCTCATAACTCGCCTCGTAGTCGGATGTCCAGTTGCTCCCCGCCGTCCTGATCCACTCTTACCCTCACGCTCCCGACGTGACAGTCAACGCGATAGCCAAACGCTTCTACGCTCAACACATCCCCAAACCAGTAATGGATTCCGTACTGCATACCCGGCGTGTCGTGCAAAGTGCCGGTAAGAACTTGTCTCGGTCTGAACTCGTCCAAAGCCGCATCACCGTCAGCTTCAAGCGCCGCCGTAGTAGCGTCATCTCTGCTGTCCTTGAAGTATTCTCTGCGATTCCATTTTGAAGCGTACATTCTGGTAGTGTTATTACGTTCCACTAATTCTCTTGTGCTGTCTTCACCTTGCCCGCCAACTAATATCGTATTCCGTTCGTCTGCATGGTAAGTGCCGAAAGTTGCTTCGCTCAAATTGTCGTATTGCCTGCCAACTAAGCGCGGGTCACCTGAAGCCCGTCCGTGATCCTGCCCGCGCTGCCCCGTGTAAGTGCGGAACTCGAATGTACCCGGCGCAGTCCGTACCACGTCAAAGCCGAGCCAAGTGCCGGCTTCGTTTGCGACTTCTGCTATTTCTTGCAATACGGTCAAAACGTTCCGATACGCAAAGGCTTTCGTAATCTTGGGCTGTACTGCATCTAAGTAAGGTGCAACTGTTAGTTTTTCACGGCTTGCTACTGACGTCCCTATGCCTAATTCATTCGCTACAATTGTTTTCATCATGTCATCAGGGTTGTCGGTCATTGATGCATTCGTGCTG